ACTATAGCTTTTACAAATTTTGGAGTTACGAACTCGCCGCAATTAAAACAATCTTCGCCCGGCACTATTCCCGCTTGCACCACCTGCACCCTCCCCGTAGCAGCCGTGAAGTGCAATAGTCCTGTACTTGGATTGTATTCTGCTTTTACTGTAATGGTTTATTCCTTTAATTGTCAAACATTATCAAATCATACCCGCCGATACCGTCAATGATTTCATCGGCAACAGTAACTCTTATTTTAATGTTGGTTAGTTCTGGTAATGGACCCGCTGGCGCACCGTATTTGTATATGAAGTGTGAGCTACCAATATTAACTAGATCGGCCTGTCCGTTTACAGACCACGAGCCATTGCCACCATTAGGCGGTCTGCTCATCCATTGAAAGGTAGCTGCAACACCGTTTTTATTCTCATTGCCAAGAGAAACGTAACCCTCTATAAAAAACGCCGTTTTTCCCGCAGGTATCGTATAGTGCGTCATCTGTGTCTGCCCGTCGTCTGCGGCTATGACTGCCGCCACAGTCCCACCCCCGCTTATCTGGACGGATATAAGACCTTCGTTCGTCGTGTTAGAGCCTGCGGTAAGACAAATGACCCTATAGACCGCCGTGTAAGTATGTGCCGTTAACGGAACCGCCGTCGTACCATTCAATGTAACGATTTCATCTACTTCTAGCCCAGAACCGTCAAGACCAAATATTATAGCTGTCCTCGCTCCCGTACCCACTGGATCGCCGTCATCGTTAACACTTGTGCTTATTATTTCCATTGACTCCGGGCTTGTAGGGTAAAACCCATAAGTTCCAAGGCCGCCCCAAATATCAGCACCAGTAGTAGGCACAAGAGGGTTGTGTCCGAACTTATTCATAATAGAAGCACCCGTCACATTACCTCTAGCAACTTCAAGATAGTATTCTTTATTAGTGATATAACTCATCGTATAATCCACCCTACATTATTAGACATTATTACAAGGTTTTCATGTTGAGTAAGCACCCGTTCTAGCTCATTGTCTATTGTTTCAGTTCCATCGCCATCAATCGTGATTACTCCTGTTCCTGAATTCTTAATTGAAAACTCCCTGCCCTCTCTGCCCACCGCCGTGGGTAGGGTTACAGTAAATGAATTCGCGGTACATTCAATCTGATAATCTTCATCATCAAGTGTCGTATTGGCCAACAATGCACGATATGGAAATTCAACCCCAACATTTATCTTCATTACCATGATGAAACCTTTACTCCGTCAACATAATGTTCCATTTCGCCAGCAGATGAATTATAGATGTAGTAGGAGTCGCCGCCAACGCCATCAAACGTTATTGGTTGGTCAGGCTCTACAGTTACGCTATTAAACACTGCGTCACTCTGTACGCATTCACAGTCGTCAGTCGCGATAAACGCTTGTGTGCAATACCAATTAACCCCGAATTGTTGCACGAATATAAGCGAGCCATCAACTAATCGAGGGACTGCGGAGTTTAGTTTCTCTGTCCCACTGCCGCCGATCACGGAGCAATTAACAGTTATCTCAGTTCCAGTAGTGTCTTCGCGTAAGAAACAATCGACCGTGGTTACTGCTCCAGGTGCGGTCTTGACGAAAGCCATGCTTGCTCCACCTGCCCCACCGCCACCTTGAGCAAGCCGCTTTCGTAACGTCGGGACATTGAGGTTCAAGACGACATCGTCACCGGCACGCCTTACGTTAATGTAACTATCGCCCGTCATCTTTCGCAAGCCACGAACTTGACGCCACATTATATTCAGCTTCGGTATTATATTTTTGTTAAATTGTTTAAACATTAGAATGGAGTCGGAAATAAGTCAGTAAAATCAAATTCTTCATATTCTGGAATAGTCTTAATACCTGTATCTGCTAAGGGATCGGGAACGGGTTCGCCTGTCAAGTCGTCTGAATAAACAGCTTCCGGATCCCATCCACCTATTCTGCGTTGGAATTCATAGCGGTTTACAAAGTTAGAAGGTACGGTAACTAACACACCGCTATTATCGCTTGTACCTCTAATCGAAGTACAAAGCCATTCGCCAGCCGGGAAAAACCACCATTCAGCATCATTAACTTTGCCCTCGTAAAGCCTCTGCGGTATTGATGGATCAACAGCCTCTCTGACTGTGTATACCCTTGACCCTTCTGGCCTAAATACCGTGACAGTGCCGCCTTGCTTTAATTCTCCAGTGTCCCTAAGTCTTAGCTGTTCCGCATTGGGGTCAGTGCCACCGTAATCACCCGGATATGTATAGAGTAAATCAATAGCATTACCGTCTTTGTCGTTGGTCGTTTCAATCTGGCTCAACTGACTATCTACGTCGATCTGAACTATTCCCCATTGACTCTGCTGGTAGATAAGAGTAAGATCAAATATTCCGTCTCCAATCGCATCAGCGTCAATCTTGCGAAGCCAACAACCAACGAGGTCTGGTATGCCTATGGCGAGTCCTATATCGTCGCCAGCATTAGGGATCGATCCATCAGTTAAGGCTTCGTATATCTGTTTTATATCGGCATCGTCACCAACTCCAACGATACCCGACAATGTGGCTTTAACTGTAAACTCATAGCCGTTAATAGAAGCATCATACGACCCTCTTGCTCCTTTAATATTGTAAAGATGTGGCGTACTCATAATAACGAAGTCCCTTCGCCCTGTATAACTAATGTTCTTAGATGTGCGTTCATTTCTTCGGTAAGCCTGTTATTTAGAGACATATCGCTTTCGCCGCCTGCGTTCAATGCGGCAACGTCGATAAACTCTGATCGGATTTCTTGGAAGCGACCGCCCTTAAGTTCACCGAGAGCGTCGGGAATTTCCTTTTCCTTTAGCAAGTCACGTTTGGCAATCAGATCGTTGATAAGCGTGGCGGCGTCCTCCATGCCCATATTCCAATCTTTCCAAGCTTCGCCGGTAAGATTGTCACCTAATTGCTCCATCTTATCGAGCTGAGCAAACAAAGGATCGACGCCAACTGCGCTTATCTGGTCGAGTAGAGAGCCAATAAACGCATTAACAGAACTGAAGGCAGCTTCTTCCTGTTTCTTAATAGCAAGTAATTCTTTTTCTTTGTTGATTTCAAGTTGTTTGAATCTGAGTTGCTGTTGTGATATTGCCACTCTCTTATTAGCTAGATCATCAACACTCTTAGCGACCGTACCGAGTTCTTTAAACTTTCCTATCGTAAGCTCTAATGCACCATTAACTGTTACGATAGCGACAGCAGCGATTCCTACGCCTAGTGCTATAGCAGCCCAACCAGCAGGGCCGCCCATAGCAAGGACGGCTATTTGTTTAGCTAGTAATATTGTATATTTATGAGTCAGGAAAGCAACCGCAACGGCGACTACTTTTATAGCTACAGCAATTGCAGCGGCAGACGCTACGAATATAGCGAACTTACCGATGATAGATATGAGAACCTCTCTGTTTTTGGTCATTATTACAGCGAGCCGTTCAATGGTGGGAGCTATTTTAATCGTCAAGACCTGAAACAAAGACGAAAAAGACTTCTTAAGGGAAAGCACTGCGTCGTTTGCGGCCTCGATCTGCGTGAGGTCGTAACCAGCCAGCGTAATCCCTAACTTTTCAGCTTGTTTCTGTGCTTTTTCAATACCCGCCGCACCCTGCTCAAAAAGGTTAAGCATCTGCGCACCAGCACGACCAAACAAGAAGTAAGCGGCGGCGGCTTTTTCTGCCTGCGTTCCAAGCGTCTCGATCCGATCTGCGATAACTAACAAAGCCTTATCCGGCGTCATTGCTATCATTCTTTCAGCAGATAACCCCAACGCCTCAAGACCACGCTTCGCTTCGCCGCTACCAGCCTTCACTTCGCCCATTCTGCGTGTAAATGTCTCAAGAGCCTTATCCATAGCTTGAACGCTTATGCCTGCAAGCTCCCCGGCGTGCCTTAGTCCAAGCAACGCCTCAGTAGTAATCCCCAGCCTGCGGGATAATTTAGAGACAGCATCAAGGGTGGACAACGTACTCTTAAGCAAGAAACCCATGCCACCGATGCCAGCAGCAACAACAAGACCTTTAGCGAATCTAGCCATTGTAGCGACCGCACCACTGACTGTAGACTTCAAGCTCTTAACGGACTTCCTGCTTCGCTTCATGCCTCGTTCAAAGACCGAGGTACGGGCTATTAAATTGACTGCTAATGTACTTATTGTTGCCATTATCCTACCTTACCGCCTAATGCAAGAACATGTGATTTACATGCGGCACTTGCCGCCTTCCAGTCAAACTTCTTATCTCTGTCTACCATTTTATACACTGGTATACAGTCCTTAATATCCACAGGGTCTTTAGAATTAGCAGCTCTTATAGCCTGCGTAACCATCCCGATCCTGTCATCCTGAATCTCATCGCCCCACGGACGAATGCTATATTCAGCTTTCCACAAATTGTACTCTTTGGCCGAAATACGCTGGCCTAATTCCGCTAGTGTGCAATGGAAGACCTCTCTACAAAGCTTTAATCTGAATCTTGTATCATGGTCTTTTCGGAGTTTTTTACTGTCTCCTCAATTTCTTCCTGACCGATACCGGAAAGTCTTTGGGCAACCTGGAAGACACGATCCAACGCAGCAGCAGACTTAGCTTGTAACGCCGGTATATCATCGCCAGTGAACAAAGCTTCGCCATCTTCACCACGTATACACAAAGCACAAAGCTTAGCTGTAGCTCCTGTCATGCTTGCCTTGCCATCTTCCATTATAGAATCTGTCCAGACGTCCTTTTCAGCAAGATTTAACCCCTGCACCATTACTTCGCCGTTCCACTCTGGAACTTTTACCACTTCGCTTTCAATATCATTGCAATCAATGATCTCTTGTCTACTTAGCATTCTTAATCTCCTTAATGATATTTTAATTACGCGTAAACCATGCTTGTTGTCTGCGTCGGAAGTCCACTACATTTAATCGAGAGAGTTCTTTCGATTTTACCGTTTTGAGGAGCCGAGCCGCCACCGCGTTTATTGAGATACCCATCCGTCTGTATTCCAGTGTCATCTGGGAACGTAATATACCATTTCTGGTTACCTGATAGAAAAGCAGTCTCAACGAGCGCATCTTGGTCTACATCATAGTTCAATGTAACATCAATAACGCCAGGCTCTACTTGACCGCCGACATACTCCATAAAATTGCTTGCCGAATCAAAAGAAGATACATCAATATCGCCCTTTACTAATTCCGGCAATGTTATTCCTGAGACTTCACCGATAAACGCAGTCAGTGATGTGATATTTGTCACCGAAGTGTCCATAATAAAATCTAACGTCCCGTTTAATCTTGTTGCGAAACCGCCTTGTCCAGCCATTGTACTACCCTTTCAAAAAATTATTGTCTTGTATATGTAATGCTATAATCTTGCCGAATCCCATGTCGGCTTATTGCTTTGTTTCCAGGTTCAAAATCGTCTAAATCACCTTCGTCCACCAATGCCATGTATGATATTGCCAAAGTGTTAACCGTCCCACTAAATCCGTCCAGGACACCACGTACTGCGTCTGATAGATTAAGTGCCTGTAACTCGCTTAATCCATACGAATTCACCTGAAATCGTCTCGTAGCCAGCGTATCAGGCCCGTCCATCGTGTGTCTGTCAGCATCCATGC